TAGGGGTTTGTTTTGCGTTTGCAATTGTGAACACATAACCCGTCATAAATAGGGCGGTAAAAACTAATAATGCCGTTCTCATAGTTTATTCATTGTTTGCATTATTCTTATTTCAGTCATGGCGGATGCCAAGCAAGAATCGGATCGTTTCAATGCGTAGGTCAATTTATCAATCTTCACATCCAATGCTTCAATCTTAAAATTGGCTTTTTCAATCTGTTCCTTATAACCCGAACGCAAGTCCATATACAAATAAGACACAGCCAACAACATGCAAAAAGAAACGGCCGCAATTGGATTTTTCTTAAATTGCTCAAAACTAACGGGCAACGCATTGGGTTTTACTTTCGGGGCGGTCATTATTCAATTGTAGTTAATGGTTCTGGTACAATGCAATAAGGTGAATCGGGGAACTTGGCACAAAAGGTCTTGAGATACAAACTCTCATCACCGCTGAATGTATGCACTCCACAAGGATTTGGCCATACCTCATACGGCTCAAACTCTGTGGGTACTTCTGCATAGAATAGAATATCAACCGCCCATTTGTCGGACTGCTTTGTGCAAACGGGTTTGTCATCCACTTGCCCCCACTCTAAACAAATAAATCCTATCTCAACAACTGCACAATTAACCCAAGTTGTTGTTTCCGTTCCGTCGGGTGTGGTTGTAGTTTGCTCTATTAACTTGCGAAGTGTTGCCCATTGTGTAGGGGTGAACTCGAATTTCAAAAAGGTTTTCATAAGGTTGTTAAGGCTTGACAATCTGAATCGCTTAATGCACTTTGAAATGCACAAATTTCGTTAACTTTCATTTTTGGATAATAAGTTGAACTGAATCCCCAAGTAATTGAAGATAGGGTTAAACTCGTTGTGTCGGTTACTTGGGTGTTTGGCGTTAATTTTGTACCATTTACAAATGCGTCAACAACTCCCGCACTTCTTTTTACTGCTAATTTGAAGCGTTGGTTTGATGTCAAAGAACTGAATGCGTTATATATTCGACCACTTGCCAAATCTAAAACTATGCGACCAATCGAGCCATCAATATCAATATACCACGCTGAATTTCCACTTCCGAAAAACATATTTTGACCATTCTCAAAAATCAAACCATCCAAAAACAAAGTAAAATTGGTAAGTGTTTGCGTTGTACTTAAATTTACTGGGCCATCCGCCACCCTTGTTGCACTTGCTGATGTGGTTGGGATGTAGGATGTGGGGTATGATGATGCTTCGAGTTGTGCGCCGTAAATATATGAACTACCATTTGATGTAGGTGCTGAAAAACCATCGGCGTCCACTAGTCCAATTTGAAAAAATGCGGGTGTAACCGCAGTGTTTTTCTTGAAAATACACCTAAACCATCCATTGCCAAAATTTTCAATGCTTCCAGTGTATCCACTCGGAATTGTACCAAGAACTCCATTTTGCAAATCAAACCACCCTTGCCCACTTGCTGACGCATCAAATAAGAATAACCATCTTTTTGTATTGTATTTTGCAAAAATAGAAATAGTGTAAACATCACTTGAACCGCTAATAGTTTGATAAACTCCGCTAAATGCTTGACCTGATGCAACGGTTAAGGTGTCGGCATTTTGAGTACCATCGGGCGAAATTATACTATTTGCGGTTATTGTGCCGCCTTGGAATTGAGTCCAAACCGCATTACTAAATTGCTCACTATACAACGCCAAATTCGTCGACTGCTTCTCCAACAACAAACTCGGACACCCGCCCCCGCCATTTTGATAAGTTAATCGTGGAACATTTAAGCGGTCGGTAGTGGGGAAATAGGGTTTGGCGGTTGAGCCGATGTTAACTTGTGCGCCCCAAATCGTACGAACAGAACCAATGCCAGGATTTAGCGATGTCCCATTTTGTGATAAAGTTCCATAAAATGCAAAATCTAAATTAGTATTATTTCCCGTATCAGTTCCCGTTACAATAAATCTCCACCAATTACCAACGCTTTCAACACTTGTAACCATTGAAACTTCGTCGGGTGCAATAATGTTTATACTGCCATTAACTTCATCAAATAAAACATAAGTTAATTTTGTAGTTCCACCCGTAAAATATAAATAACTACCCGTAAAATATGTTTTACTTGTTTCTTTTTTAATATAGATTGACAAAGTAACTGTGCTATTTGGTGCAACTGTAATTGTAGTTGCTGAAACTGATTGATAAACACTTGATGAATCTGATTTTATCGAATCCGCAGTCATTGTTCCATTCGGTGCAGTAGCAACATTATATGCCATCACGGGAATATTGTTTTTTGTCCAATACGCGTTGCTAAAATCCTCCGAATAACCCGCCATATTCCACGACACAACCTCCACCAACCCCGCACTATTTACTCGTGTTCCGTTGGATGCTCGAGTAAATGATAAATCACCATTGCCGTTTGTGGGAATTGGTGAGTAAACAACATCTTCTTTGTAGCCACTCGGAATCATCACGAGTGATGCCTGACTTAGTAGATTGCTCATAAGTTGTTTAATTTATTAAGTAAGCAAGAGATACCTTCATAGTACCCTCCGTCAGTTGTGATGCGTGATTTGTAACCTTGTACGATGTCCCACGCTTGACCTTTGTATAGACGATTTCGAGTGCCAATTCCGATGCCTATCATTTTAGTAGCCGATTACTGATCCTGAAGAGATAATGAATCCGGTGATTTTTGATGCTCCACCTGATGGTAGATACGCTCCTTGCTGAAGTGTGATTCCACTCAATCCACGAGCTGAAAGAACATTTGTTCCGTCTACTGAGAATGAAGTGAACACCGTGTCTTCTTGGACTACAAGTGCTGCATAACCTACTGATGTAACTGTACCCGTGCCGTGATATTTGAATCCATCGCCACCAGCCAAAATGCTTGTTGAGTTGCTCATATTGTGTGTATTTTTTCTATTAAAGTTGGAGTGTATTGTGTCACGCTTGATGTGGTTTCTACTTTTAGGATGCCGATTTCACAAAGTGTTCCACCGCTGGTGCTTACACTATATTCGTGTTCGCCTTCCAAGAGTGTTGCAGTTGTGCCTTCAATGAATTGGAATTTGTTGTATCTCTCAGTTTGTGTGCTGACATCGGTCAATGTGGTTGTCACAACTGTTTCCGTTTGTCGGTGAGTGAAGGTGAATACATACGATGCTGCACTTGCTTTCTCCGTCAAAGTCAAATACCAAAATTTCGTTTGCAGTTTATTAATTACCAACATCAATACAAAATAGCGAGTTGGGTTTTATGTAACAAAAAAGGGTGAGCAAATGCCCACCCCCTTTCTCTATGAATCAAGCGTACTTAAATTCCCAATGTAGTTACCACCGAACTTTGCAAGATGCAAGGTGCTTCGGCTTCGATTGCAGATAGAGTTACTTCGTATCCAGTAGAATCACCCATTGCAGTACCCGTGTTGCTGACCATTGCAGTCACATCACAACCCAAGTCCTTACCAGCCAACCAATACTCATCGTTGTTCGTTTTCACGATTGCATAGCAACGACCTTGTGCAAGAAGTTTCATCTCGTTGCGTTTGGTAGTTGACAATCTGCGAAGTTTGAACGCAATGTCTGCTTGGTTGAAAGATGTGCCGTTCTCAATAGAAACATTTGTAGTGTTTGTCATTGATCCGGTTGCTTTCGGTAGCTCGTAAGTGTATACATCACCGCTTACAACAGTTGTTGCAGTAACTATACCACTAGCAACGGTAAACTTTGATGCAGTCCAACTGATTAGGTGGATGCTTTTGATACCACCGATTGCTTCTTTGCAATCAAGGGTAAATCCTGATGTTAATAAACAAGGCATCCTATCTCAGATTAAAGGGTGAAATAAACAACTTCAGATGGGAATGCAACCTGCACACCATACTTGAAAGTCAAACGGAAACGAACTTCGTCAGAATCTTCAGAGTACCAAAGTTTTGCGATTTCCTCTTCGTTTGCAAGGTCAGTTCCTAAGAAGAAGTTAGACAATGAACCAGCGAACAATTTGTTTGTTCCGTTCAAACCACCAACGGCGATCAACTTCATATTAGTTCCAGGATACACCATTTCCATTTCAGTTGCAGCATCGGCTACATAGTGAAACAAATTGGCGTTCTTCAAATTAACCAACATCAACTTGTAAGCATCAACACCCAAGAAACAAACTAAGTCAGTTTTGGTTGCAACGGCGGCTGGAATGTTTGCATAGATTTGATCCAAGATGTCATCAATGTTTGCAGCAGTCACGGTTGTGAAAGTTGTTGGGGCAGCGTTTGCCAATGTTGGAGATGCAGCAGCGATGATTTTGCTCAAACCATCAAAACGGTTTAAGTTAGGATTACCACTTGCAGTATCACCCTGCCAAAGAGCAGTTTCCAAAGTTTGTGCAATCACGGCTACCTTCTCGTTTCCAATCTGCTCCTCGAAAGGAATCATTGTTGGTGATCCGGGCATAATTTGTGTTTG